GCAAGATTTGCGGCTGCCTGATGCAGCTCAAGGCACGCATCCCGATGGCTTCCTGTCCTTTGGGTAAGTGGTGACATGGCAACCTTCCCTGCACTAGCACCCAGCAGCCGCACCTTCACGCCAGGTGACTACCCACACTCAGCGTTTACAGGGCTTGGCGGCCAGCAGGCCAGGGTGCGGAACAGCACCGTCATGCTGTCCAGCCAACTGAGAGTGAGCTTCATCGCTATCACCGAAGCTCAGATGCTGTCAATCCTGAGTCACTACAACGGCCAACAGGGCAACTATCTGTCATTCGACATTCCATCCACGCTGCTGTCAGGCGTTACAGCCGCTGACTACACACTATCCGGCTACGCCTGGCGCTACATCGAACCGCCACAAGTCGAGGATTTTTGCGGCCCACTGCACAATGTCACGCTGACACTGGAATCTGTACCAGGCGAAGGCGCCACGGTAGGCGGCCTGGAGCTACAGATCACATGCACGCTCGCAGCGGGCGCAGCCTTTGGTCAGCCAAACAGTCCGGTCGCCGCTGGGTTCACGCTGCAGGTCGTGGCCATCTTCGACGGCGGCGCGTTTACCAATGGCACGGACGTGCAAACCAGCCGCCGGGATTGGACGATCCTTGCAACCTTCACGCCAGGTGCAGCTGATGGCAACCTAACCAGCGGCGGTGCGCCGTATTGGCTGGACTGGGAATGGCAAGCTAACGACATTCTGCCCTTCTAGGCTTTCTATACTGAAAGCAGGTAAGGCGTTGCCATGGCTGCACCAAACATCAAATCAGGCAGCTCCGTCACAACCGTCACCGGCAAGACGGTTGGCTATGCCGTCACCACCTCGATGGCTGCAGCGCTGAGCAACGCTGGCAGCAGCGGCAAGGTGCTGAAAATCAATTCGGTGTACTGCGCCAACGTGGACGGCACCAACCCAGCGGACATCAGCCTGGAGCATTACAACGGCACCACCGGCTACGCCATCGGCAAGACGATCACCGTGCCAGCTGATGCCACGCAGGTGCTCGTAACCCGCGAGGCTTACATCTACCTGGAGGAAGGCCACAGCCTCCGCGCACAGGCCAGCGCTGCCAGCGACCTGGAGCTGGTCATCTCCTACGAGGACATCAGCTGATGCTCGGCTTCAACGGCGGTTTGATGGGTGTCAGGCGCACGCCAACGCTTGGCGCAGCGACTGGGCTGTGGTTTCAGAATGAGCAGAGCGTGGCCAGACGCGCAGGAGTGTGGCCGCAAAAGGCTGATACCGTCTCTTCTTTGCTGCTGCTGTATGAAGAGACAAATACACCGACTGTAGTTAAGGACTACAGTGCCGCGAATAACACAATGACACGTACCGGAGGAGGCCACATCTCAACTTATCTTGCCAAGCAAGGGATCAGTTCGTATTATGTCAACGAATTTAGTGCAAAACTGAAAGGATCAAACTCCGTAACCTTTTCAGGCGACTTTATGTGGCAGACTTGGTGGTATCCCGAATACTACCAGGCAGGCTATAAAGCAATTTTGGGCGTAGAGGGATCTAGTAGTTGGCAGCTATTTATTAACGACGATGGCAATAGACCGCTGTTCTTCCTTGAGCACAGACCCGGATTTAACATGATTCTCGATGGCAGCTCTGGCGGGGCTATCACTCTTAATCAGTGGAATCATGTTGCTCTAACTCGTGAAGGCACCGATCTGCGTATGTGGCTCAATGGAGCACTTCGCGCATCAACTACATACAGCGCCACTATCACCGGCGTCCCTGTGGCGTATGAGTGGTTTACAGGAACATCTTATCTAGGCTTGCTGGATGTAACGCAAATGGTCAATGGAGTTGCTGTTTATACCTCGACTTTCACGCCATCATCAGAACCTTACGCATGACCCTCTACTCCCACAACGCCACCACCCCAGCACCCCTGCCGCACCGGATCCGCTTTGCGGACGGCAGCACGCGCACGGACGCCAGCACCTTCACGCCAGCCGAACTGGAGTGTGCGGGCTACACCGGCCCATACGAGCGCCCCGAGTGCAACCCGAAGCTGGAGACCATCGACTGGGACGGCAGCGCCTTCGTGGTGCGTCCCTACAGCTTCAACGAGCTGCAAACGCAGCACGCCAAGGTCCGCAATCAGCGCATCGAGCTGCTCAAGGCCAGCGACTGGACGCAGATTGCCGACTACGACCTCGGCGCTGATCGTGAAGCCTGGGCCACCTACCGCCAGGCGCTGCGCGACCTGGCCGATGTCGCTAACCCGTTTGACATCACCTGGCCGCAGCCGCCTGCCACCTCGGCAGAATGAAACCACCTGAGCATTAACTATGGCCAGCCTGATCTACAACTCAGCCGTTGATGACATGGCCCGTGGTGCCATCGACTTCGACACTGACACCTTCAAGGTGATGCTGGTCACTAGCAGCTATGCGCCGGACAAGGACACGCACGACAAGCGCAATGATGTTACCAACGAAGTCAGCGGCACTGGCTACACAGCAGGTGGCGTAACCAGCGTCTGCACCGTCACCAAGGACACCACCAACGATCGCGTCACCCTCAGCTTTGCTGCTGTGAGCTGGGCGAGTAGCACCATCACCGCCAGAGGCGCCGTGATCTACAAGTCTCGCGGTGGAGCATCATCCGCTGATGAGCTGGTGGCCTACAACGATTTCGGCAGTGATGTTGCCTCAGCATCCGGCACATTTACGGTGGGCGCCAGCGTCATCACGCTGCAGAACTGATGGCTACATTCCCAGCGCTTGAACCCAAGACACGCGCGTATTCCTTTGGTACCTACCCAGTCTCTGAGGAAACTGGCTTTGTTGGTGGCGCCGTGCGATTCAGGCATGGCACCACTTCATTTAGCCATACCCTTGCACTTGGCTTTACCGCATTGACAGAAGCGCAGGCCAAGCTGCTGCGTGATCACTACCGCGCGCAGCAGGGCGGCTATCTGCCATTTCCGCTCAGCACTGAAGCCTGGGCTGGTCACACCACGTTTACCGACCTTGTGCCAGCGACCACGCTATGGTGCTATGCCACGCAGCCGCAGGAAGACCACCTATCTGCTGGCTACATCAATGTCTCCATCAGCCTGATCAGCGTCAGGGCGCCAAGTAGCTAACCTAGGGAAGCGATTTGTTGCAGTCATGGCGCCCACACCGGAAGACATCACCAGCATCGCCGTGGCATTGCTGGCTGGCTCTGAACTGCTGGCAATCGTGCCCGGCATTCGCTCTAACAGCTGGACCCAGCTGATCCTCGGCGCACTGCGTGGCATTGCCTCCCGCAAGCGGTGATGACACCAATGGGTAACGAGCCATCGCACGGCGAGATCCTGCGCGCCATTGGTGTACTCGAGGGCCAGCTGAAGCAGCTGCTGGATGCTGCCATCTCCGACAAGACCGAGCGGAGCGGATTAGGCGTCCGCGTTGGCCGACTGGAGACGCGCATGGCGCAGGTGGTCATCCTGGCCGTCGTCGCCGCCATGCTCAGTCCTGTCATCTGGTCCGAGATCAAGAGCGCATTCAGCTACCGGCAGCCAGTACCGCAGCACCTGCAAAGACCATGACGCAGCTCAAGCTGGTTGATCTGTTCCGCTACTTCAAGGGGCTGCCGCATCAGCTGGCGGCGATCAGCGAACTGGAAGCCGCAATCGGTCCGCGCCTTCTGAGCCGCGATCAGCCATGGTTCAAGACATGGAGCGTCCCAGGCAAGCAGACCGACCTGGCTGATGCGATCCAGATCATCAAGGAGTTCGAGGGCTGCCATCTGAGCGCCTACCCAGACCCGTTAAGCGGCGGCGATCCGTGGACGATCGGTTACGGCACCACGCGCTATGGCGCTGGCGATCCGGTCAAGCGCGGCGACAAGATCAACGTCATCGAGGCTGACATGCTGCTCCGCCTTGAGGTAGACCGCATCGCCGAACGCCTGCGCGCGATCCCGCACTGGGCAAGCATGAGCGATCCGCAGCGCTGCGCACTTGTAAGTTTCGCTTACAACTTGGGTGCAGGGTTCTACGGCAAGCCCGGCTTCGACACCATCAGCGCAGCACTGCGCGATAAGGACTGGCCATCGGTGCCAGCAGCCATGCTGCTCTACCGCAACCCTGGCAGTGCCGTTGAGGCTGGCCTGTTGCGCCGCCGCAAGGCTGAAGGTGCGCTGTGGCAGAAGGGCGCACCGCAGGGCATCCTGCTGCGTGTGCCGTATGAGGCGCAGAACGACAACGCCAGCGGCACCGGCTACCGCGAATGCTTCAGCAGCAGCGCTGCCATGGTGGCCCGCTTCTACGGCAAGGTCACCAGCGATGATGCCTACAACAAGATCCGCGCCCGCTTCGGCGATACCACCGACGCACAAGCGCAGATCAAGGCGCTGCATTCACTTGGACTGGCAGCTCGATTGCAGACCAACTGCAACCCTGCCGTGATCGACACCGAGCTCGAAGCCGGGCGCCCCGTGATGGTGGGCTGGCTGCATAAGGGGCCTGTCGGCGCACCCACTGGCGGTGGCCACTGGAGCGTGATCATCGGCGCAACCAGCGGCGCCTACATCCACAACGACCCGAACGGCGAGGCCGACATGGTAAACGGCGGCTACGTCAACCACACCAAAGGTGCCGGAATCGCCTACAGCCGCAAGAACTGGTTGCGCCGCTGGGAGGTAGATGGTCCCGGTACAGGATGGGCCATGCTGGTGTCATGACCTGGGCAAAGTGGCTGGTTATTTCATGGTCCATTGAAGAAGAGCTGCGCATTGAGGCGCAATCACGCGCAGCATTCACGCATGAAAATGCCGATGATGTACGCAAACTATGCGCATCAATTATCAAGCAAAACGCATACCAAGCGCAACTGATCAAACAAGCGACTGCTTATATCTGCGAGCTGGAACTAGCTGCGATGATAAACCAACCGCAACCGCAATCGACGCATCGCGCGGCGATGTCGATCGCCCACCGCGCTGCGCGTTACACCAAGCTCCTTGGACATTTCGTGTTGAGATTGCTGCGTCGCTCCAATGCCGTAGTATCCGCAGACGATCTTCCTGTCTAAGTCACCCAGCTCCATCAGCGACAGCTGCAACTGCTCGCCATACTCCTGGTGCAGCTCTTCAGGTGCTGGTTCGTCCGCGATCAGATCAACAATCGGTGAACCTGTATCGCTTACCTGTTGATCCAGGCTGCTATGCGGAATGTTCCGCATGATATAGCTTTGCACTTCATGCTGAGTGATACCAAGTGCATCGGCGCATTCAGCAGTTGTCATTGACCTGCCATGCTGTTGCATGTATTCACGCTGCAACTTGGCGATCTTGTACGTCGTATCTAAGATGTGCTGCGGCACACGAATCAATCGCTCTTTGGTATCAATCGCGCGCGTGATTGATTGCCGCACCCACCAATAGGCATAGGTGCTGAACTTGTAGCCTTTGGTGCCATCGAATAATTCAACAGCGCGATTCAAGCCGATGGCACCTTCCTGGATCAGGTCCATCAGTTCAAGGCCATTGGACTTGAGCCTGGTCACGTAGTTCTTGGCGATGTGAACTACCAGCCGTAGGTTGCAGTTCATCATGGTTTCACGCGCACGCTGACCGCGCTTGATCGCGCGCAGCTCTTCTTTAGTGCGTTCGCCTTCCATGGCTTGCAGTTCGATCATGCGCCGCACCTGACGGGATAGCTGGATCTCCTGCTCGCCAGTCAATAGCGGGAACCGACCGATCTCAGTCAGGTAATCCTTAATGCTGTCAGTGCTCATGGTTCAGGTTGTTGAGAGGCATCTTGATCGCCCAGACTGGCGAGCCATGATTCAAGTGATTCTCTCATGGGCAAGCCTTTCGGCAGCTTGAGAAATCGACGAAGGTCAGCAATGTCGCGCACAAACACACTGGCGCCGCTGGAATAGGCAATGAAGTACCGGCCGTTGTGGTCACGGCTGGTTTCAATGAACTGGTGCTGGCTGAGCTGCAAGGCATCGCGTTTCATCGGTGTTATCCCATTCGGGCATCAGCGTGGCGCTCAGGAACTGAGCATCAGGGCACAGCTCCTTGGCGCTGGTGATGGCGTGCGCAAGGTCACGGGCCATCAGGTGGAGCGGTGCGGCATGACTGAATGCCACGCGGTACAGCTGGAGCGGCTTCATGGCACCGGCTCGATGGCGGGGCGGCCCCAGCGGGCAAGGACGGCGCGGGCGTAGTTAAGGCACCACGCAGAGTCTTCTGGAACTCCGCCCATTTCGTCATACAGCTCCCAAAGCTCCACGGCTGTCGGCCCCTGCGGCTCGGGCTGGTCGTAACGGCCCCAGAACACTTCTGCCAAACCCTCCGCGTCACCTGGCATCGGCCATGGGTCAACATCCTGCGGCTCGGGCTGGGCCAGGGCGGTGCGAGCTTCAGCCGCCAACGCATGAGTTTCGCGGCGATCATCCATCAGGAGCTGTCGGTAGTGATCCAGCTCATCAGCCATACGTGCGCACAGGGCGCGGAAGTCGGTGCTCATTGCAGAAAGTCCTCACGGATAATTTGGGGCGGTGGGAATTGTGGCTTGGGGGTGATGCCAGGCTTCGGCGTGGTGGGGCCGCTGCTGTAGCCGTCACCGCTCCGCCTGAGCCTCAGTGGCGGTTTACTCGTGGGGGGGTTAATGTTTTCGTGGTTAAAGCTGCGACGCCAATCGGGGTCACGGTCGCGCATCAGCTCGCGGCATGTAGGCCGGCGGCGGCCCGCCACGGTGACACCCATAAAGAAGCCGCAGACGCAGCCGAGCATCCAAGCAGTGGTGATGTCAGTCACGCCTCCACCTCCAGCTCGTCGTCGGCCCCTGCGGCTCGGGCTGGGCCAGTAAGGCGCGGGCGCCGTCACGGAAACAGGCAGCATCCATTAGATGAGTACCAAAATCATCCGTGTAGCAATGAGCATCAAATAGCCCGTCCAGCTCCTCATCCGTCAGCGCCACTGGCTCGGGCTGGGCCAGGGCGGCGCGGGCGCGTTTAACCAACGGATGGTGCCCGCCCGTAAGGGTTTCGTTGTCAATCCAGTCGGCCAGTTCAGCGCACAGCGCACGGAAGTCAGGCATCGAGTTGCTCCGCTTCAATGTTTTGCTTCAAGATCCATGTCGTCAGCTCTGCTACTTCATCGTCAGCAACCAATCGCTCCAGTTCAAGCCGAACAATGTAATCGGGCTCAACAATTAAGCGAAGCTTGGTGACGCCTTTGCACTTAATGCCAAAAGCTGCAAGCAGTCCTTTAATTTCTTGGTTGTGGCCTGTTAGGTACGTCATTCTGGTAACGCCTCCAGTGCGCGGCGGATCAGTGCGTGCTCATCAGCAGTGAGCAGTGTGATGGGGTTTGGGTAATCCGGCCCCGGTGCGTGACGCAACGCTTGCAGCGCCTGCTCCTTCAAGCTCGGCGGCTTGGGGCGGCGCATTGAGCGCAACCAGTCAGCCTTCAGCTTGCCGTAGACCGTGCGCACGACAGCACAGCACGCCTCTAGCTCCTGGTCGGCGCCGTGGCGCCATGCAATGGCAATAATCTCCTCTGTGGATATAGGAAGGTTGTTCCACTGCTGCACCAGCTCAGGTGGTGGGGTGATCGAATCAGTCATTGCAACAGCACCTCACGACAAAGGCCATGCACATAGCCATCAACGCCAGCCAGGGATGATTGCCAATCGCCAGAAAAGCAGTCGCCATCATCAGCAGCCAGATGAGATACACCATCACTTAGGTAGCGCCTCCAGTGCGCGGCGCTCCCATGTCCAGGCCACGGCCTGCTTGGCGATGTGCTGGTCCGACTCGGCCAACGTGGCCTCGCCGCCCATGCTCGACCACTCCTCAACCAAGCCGTCCGGCAGCTCAGGAGCGGAACCGCTAAGCACATGCTCAACCCACGCGACGTGGGTCATGACTGCGTGCGGTCCAGGCGGCAGGCCATAAGATTCCTGCCACCACTTGCGGAATGCTTGCTCCATCAGAACACGTCCTCCTCAGCCTTGACGCGCGGCAGGAACTCAAACCGTTGCACGCTCAGTACGTGCTTGCGGCGCTTGGTGCCACTGTCCTTGTCCTGCCATTCCTGCATCCGCAGGTTGCCAGATACAAAGATCGAATCACCTTTCTTCAGTTTGTCCACGATGATTTCAGCGGTCTTGCCCCATGCTTCAACATCAATCGCATTGTTGATGTATTCGCCGTTCTTGTCCTTGCCTTCCTGAATGCCGCCGCCGAAGTTGCAGACCATAGTGCCGCTTTCAAATGCTTTCAGCTGTGGATCGCTAATGATGCGGACAATGCCGGATGCGTAGAGGCTCATGGGTTGATCGGTGTAATGGAGTTGGATTCTTCAAAGGCCAGCACATCAGCCAGCGGATACTGCACCCGCGGCGTGCCTGCTGGCGTAGCGAGGCGCGGCAGGGTCACATAGCGTGGCCCTGAACCGCGCGCGCGCTGGCCTTTGATCGTGCTTGGCTTGACGCCCCAGCGGGCGGCTAGCTGCTCAGTGGTCAGGTACGGCTCAGTCATCATCAAATGCGTCCAAGTCAGCTGGTACGGTCAGCTCAGCCTCACGGCTGAGTGCCAGCTGCATCAGCTGATCATTCTGCTCATCGCTTAGATCACCCTTGCGGGCCTCCATGCGTGCGGTCACCTTGGCCAGATCGTCGATGGTCTTGGCCTTGGCAATGGCAGCCTTGCCAGCCGCAAACAGCTTGGCATCACCGGCAGGCAATGCAGGCGCTGCAGTAACCGTGACAGGTTGCACTTCGGCCTGCTCCATCTCGTCGGTGCTGTAGACGCCGCTCAGGTTGGCAGGGAATGCCTTGCGCAGTGCCAGCGCTTCTGAGCACTTGGCGATCATCGCGGCTGGCATCTTGCTCCACAGGCCCTGGCCGGCGTTGTAGTCGGCAAAGCGCGCCACGCCGGTGAATGGATGAGATGAGCCCTTGCGCCAGATGGTGGTCTTGGCCGCGGCAGGTGGCTTGCTGCTGATCCATACATCAGACCACTGGCCATCATCACCGCACCATTCCGTGTGGCTGCCGTCCAGCTCGCCGGTGCGCTCGGCAATGGCGCGCAGCCCGTCAATGCCGGCCTGAATGGTCATCTTGCCGCCGCGCTTGATGGCGTAGATCTGCTTCGAGAACGGATCCAAGCCAGTGCGCTGGCAGGCATAGGCGAACAACCGCAACTCGTCGCTGCTGCAGCCAGGCGCGATGGTAGTAGCGATCAGCTGCGTCTGCTCTGGGGTCCAGAGCGCAAGAGAACTAGAAGTCATCGGATGTGATGGTGTCAGAGGTCTGCAGTGCCCACCGCGGCAGGCTGATGGTTTGCGTGCTGTAGCCGGGCCATTCGCTGATCGCGCGGCAGTCTGCGATGGTGTCCAGGTTCTGCCGCCGCAGCACGATGGCATGATCCATGGCGTCGTTGTCCAGCTCGTAGACGCCAACCGCAAAGGGATAGGTCTTCTCGACTGCGATGAATACAAACCGC